AAAGGTTAACTAGGTAGAATATGCAGCTGTTACCCCTTAGCAACTTTTATAATCACTAAATCTATTTGTGAAGAAAATGTGAAACCACGCCACGACGTTAGACACTTATACCGATAGCGCTATTATATGTATAGCACCTTTATAGCCGAATACAGAAGCACCGGGGAACCGGGTACATTGGAACGCCTACAGTACGCGCGCATTAAACGTGCACGCGTACATGTTGGCATTCTAATAAGGAGGAAAATATGGATATCATCGCCGAAATTATTGAACTCGACCGTGAGATAGCACGTGCTGGCACGCTGCAAGCGCAGTGCGATACAGATTCAGCTATGCACTGGTATTACGAGGGTCGAACGCAAGCGCTTGCATATATGCGCGATAGGCTCATGGTTCACCTCGAAAAGACCGAATAGCTACAATCCGCCCACGTATCCGCGTGGGCGGGCATGTGGCCATTCTAAATAAGGAGGAGTGAAATGGTTGCAATAACACAGATGCACAGTATTAAAGAGCTTGAAGAGTTGACCACCATACAGTTTCACGCTCGCAATATCCGTAACGAGCTTCGCCGCTGCTTCGGCATCGGTGGTCGGGTGTTCAAGCGTGGAGCAGCTACGTTGGCACTCAATATCGTTTACGCGTATGCGTGTGAGCATCCCGAGCGCAAGTTTTGGAGTGTCGGTGACCTGACCGATGATGAATTCTATTACGTCATGCAAGCAGTGCGCCCGTATAAGCGCCGTGTTTACTAGGAGATTTACGATGAAGTACTATATCGAGACTAGCCTTGATAAATTCCCGTGGTGCGAATCCGTTTTCGATATGTTTGATTCGAATACGCGCCCGTCTGATTATTTACGCGGCTTTCATTATGCAGCGGTTGAAATTGGAAATATGTTTGAGGATTAGGAGGAACGATGAAGCGCTATCGTGATAATAGCGTGCGGAGTATTCCATGGTGGGCAGCTGCGCTGGCTAACGTTCAAGACCTCAAAAAACATGAGAAGGAATTTCAAGACGTTGAAGTCCAAGCCGCTCAGCGCCATCAAGGACTGCTCGATTCACGACTCTTGCCAGAACAATTTCTAGGAGATGATGAACCCAATGAGTAGCATTATCAATGCCTGCACCGTCCTATACACTTGCTACCCCGTCCTATCAATCGCATTTCTCGCGTTCGTCGCATGCTACATCTCTTATTGGGTTGTGAGGTGGACGGCATGAGGTACGATGGCTTCATCTTATTCTTATTTCTGTTGTATTTAATAATCATCACACTCATTGTTATCTGGTGATATACATGTTCGCGCCGCGCATGCAAGATTGCTTCAAGGAGGCATTAGAAACAGCTCTGCGCCATTGCCGCGCAGGAGACGTTGAGCAGGGAGACGCACGCAACACGTATTATCGTATGAAGCGCTCACCCGACATCTGCACCATGATCGACGTTCTCAATGAAATGTATTGGTCGATGAACTTCGGCACATACCTAGTCTTCATCCAGATTCTCGCCTGTAAGCTCGAATCAAACAGTGAGATGGAGTTGAAAGATTACTACCGCAATAAGTGAGTGAAAATCTGATGAAACGCGCCCAAACTGCTACACTGTTGTAAACCGCGTGAGGAAGGAGAGTACATGGCAAACACCATCACGCGAAAACTGCGCGAATATCACGCAGTGAGTTACCGAATCGATAAGGAGGAGGGAGGAGACCCGGAGCTGGTTCCCGAGTATGAGATTGATTACTTGGCAACCACCGCAGACGAGCGCACTGCCCGGCGTGAGTTCAAGGCAGCAGGATATCCCGTGAAGAACGGAACGCCTATCGACATCACGCCCGGCGTACTGCACATGTATACAGCCACCATTGACGCATTTCTTTCAGTTGCAACCGATCGTATTATTGAGGAGTAAACATCATGACTACCGAACTCACCAAGACCAACAACGTTGCCCTCAACGCCGCGGAGAGCATGAATCGCTTCAACACCATCGCCAGCTTTGACACCACCACTGCCGAGGGCATGGCCAAGGCGTTCAACGCTGGTATGGGTGCCGATCACAAGGTCGAGGACTGCATCGGCGAGCATATCAATCTTGTTGGCTTCTTCATCGAGGTCGTGGATACGGTGAACGACACGACGGGTGAGCCTGAGCAGATGCCGCACGTCGTGCTCTTTGCCGACAACGGGGACACCTACGAGGCGTTTTCCGTCGGTATGTACTCCTCGACTGAGCGACTCGCCCGCATGATTTCGAGCAATGGCTTGGAGCTTGACGAGGAGCACCCCATTGAGATTGAGTTCAAGGCGCGCAAGGCCAAGCTTGGTCGCATGTACTGTTTCGCAATCGTGGCGTAACCACTTGATCGTAAGACCCGGCCTGTATGGGTCGGGTCTTTTTTCATATTTAGGAGGTGAATACATGGCTAACATCACAAAATACGGCGTATCCTATGATTTCTCTAACCCCGAGTTCGAATGCAGGCTCGACAACGTGACGTTTCGCTTCACGTCTGCGTCGCATCTCAATCGTTTTAAGGAGTACGCAACGCAGCATATGCGCGGCACTACTTCATCGCTCACGCGTCGTTTCAAGTATCATATCGACTCCGGCATGCTCGGCTTGTTCCAGTATTACCGCCAGGTCGAGACACGAGGGTATTACGTGGCCATTAACGACGTTGTGTACCGCTCACCTGATTTCATCAAGTTCAAGGTGGTGATTGCGGATGAGTAGACGATATGCGCCCATTAGGTGGATTAAGCCCCAGGTTGACAGGCTCGATCGTGCCGTGCAGGCGTATAACGACGCCATCGAAGAGGCGCAGGAACGCTATAAGGGCACTGGCCTTGCGTTCTTGCTCCCGCCGAAAACCGATGTTGCAAGCGAGATTGACCGCATCGATACTGCTTCGCAGCTCAATATGCGCGTCGCATCATTGCAACGCATCATGCGCCCCGGTGCGCTCGACATCGACCTTGCACACCAGATGACCAATTACGAGTACCATGAGGGCGTCGTGGCAAAGTCGGTCGTGAATCGTTGGCGATTGCAGAGGCTTCATGAGCTTGGCGGAGAGGTTCGGGTGCGCAACGGTAAATACGAACCGGCCAACACATACACGCGCCGCCTGATAAATGAAACCTACCTTATGCCCAATGAGCAAACCGTGGCACCTGAGAACGTGCAACATTTGCAACGTATGGCGCTTCAATATTCAGGCGGCAACATTAGCGCGTTGAGAACCTACTTTGCTAATTACTTGGCTGAATGGAAACGTAATTACAAGTGGGCACCTCAATACGACGAGGTGAAGAAGATTATCAATGAGCTTATGGAGCAGCCTGTCGATCTTATCAACAAGGTGTTCTATGACTATGACGAATACGGTACGTTCGATTATCTCTACCCAGGTATAGATAGAACGTATATAGAGAAGAAGGCACAGAACATCCTCGATTACTGGCGTGATATGCGCAGGAAGTGGTGGGCAGACAATGAGTAAAAACATTTTGGCATTCGCGGCCGATTTCGAGACAACGACCGATCCGGATGATGTGCGTGTATGGGCGTGGGGTCTCGCGCAAGTCGGCTTTGATAACTCTTTTATATATGGCAACGACCTTGAATCGTTCATGCAGCGTCTCGCGCTCATGCCGTCCTGCCGCGTGTATTTCCACAATCTTGCGTTCGATGGTGCATTCATCTTCGATTTCTTGCTTAATTACGGGTGGACGTTCAACGAGGATTCGCGTCACCTGCGCCCGTGGGAGTTCTCCGCCACCATCTCGGACATGAATCAGGTATATGCAATCAATCTGAAGTTCCCGCACGGTGTGAAGATCGATATTTTCGACAGCTTGAAGATTATCCCGATGACAATCGCACGCATGGCGAAAACGTTCGACATGCCCATGAGCAAGGGTGATATTGATTACACTGAGCATCGCGAGGTTGGCCGCGTTATCACGGACGAGGAACTTGATTATCTCAAACGTGATGTTCTGATCCTATCGCATGCGCTCGATCTCATGTTGCGTATGGGCGAGGTGAAGATGACCAGCGGGTCGAACGCGCTCAATGACTTCAAGCAAACAGTTGGCGGAAACAAAGCTTTTCGACGCATTTTCCCCATTGTGGATAAAGAGGACGATGATTTCATCCGGCAAGCATACCGAGGTGGGTTTACCTACGCCAACCCGAAATATGTCGGGCAGGTGCTTGGCGAAATGTCCTCATGGGATGTGAACAGCCTGTATCCCTCCATCATGTACGGGTGCCACGGCGAGATGATGCCCTATGGCTATCCTGAACCGTTCGACGGAGAACCGGAACCTGACGAGGAGTACCCATTATGGATCGCGCAGCTTATGGTGAGCTTCAAGATCAAGGCAGGCAAGATCCCCTCGCATCAATTCCGTAAATCGTTGGAATTCTTGGCCAAGGAGTACGTTCTTGATTCTAAGGGAGAGCAGGTGGTTACGCTAACGAACGTGGATTATGAGCTGCTGTGCGAGCAATACGATGTTGACGTGCTCGCGTGGTATGGTGGCTTCAAGTTCCACGCTTCGAATGAGATTTTTCCGCACGTATATCGACAAGTGGATGGAGATAAAAATCAAGGCAGGTAAGGAGGGAAACGGCGGCATGCGGCAGATTGCAAAGCTCCATCTCAATTCGCTCTATGGCAAGCTCGCGTCGCGCATGGAGGTGATAGGCCGTCGCCCAGTGCTTGTTGACGGCGTGGTGCGCTATAAGGACTTGAAGCCCGAGGAGCGTGATCCGGTGTACACAGCTGCCGCCGTGTTCGTGACGAGCTACGGGCGCGCCTATACCATCCGCTTTGCCCAAGCCTGCGGTGATCGTTTCGTCTACTCGGATACCGATTCGGTGAAGATACTCGGCACCGAACCGCCCGAGGGCATGCACGTTGATGATTACGCGCTCGGTGCATGGGGGCATGACGGCGTGTATCGTGACTTCAAGACGCTCGGTGCTAAAGCTTATATCTGCCATGAGGAGGGAAAGGAGGAATTGACGGTACATTGCTCCGGCCTGCCTGATTCTTGTTACCCGTATGTGACGATGGATAATTTCGTGGCTGGCGCAGAATACCCCGGTAAGCTCTACCAACATCGCGTTCCGGGTGGTATATACTTTGAAGAGGGCACGTTCAAGCTACACGAGAGATAGGAGGTAGTAATGCCCTACGTATTTATCGACGATGAAAACTTCGACGAGGAAAGTATGGGCGCGCCTGCGGATGTTGTAACCCGAGAGGACTTCAACACGTTGCAGCAAGACCGCGATGATTTGCGTGTCCAGCGGGACGAGGCCGTTGCGCTCGCGGATAATCTGAGCGCTGAGCTGAAGGACGCACGAGACCGTTACGCACGTCACGTTATCACGAACGGTGAGATTATGAACCGCGTGAAGCAGGACGTTATCGAGAACGGTACCGCGCAATCTTTCGAAGAACTGTTTACTGATCGAACGAAGGGATAAGCAATGCCTACCAAACCTAGCGCCGCCGTGCGCAATGCAAAGAACGTCGAGCTGACCGGCCAGAACGTCGTGTCCGCCGTTTTCGCGGAGGATCCCGCACTTGCGCAGGCTGCCGCCAATGCAGGCGTTATCAAGTTTGCACAGATGCCGGGTGAGTCGCGCCAGACCGTCCAGATTCCCGACGATAACTCAGCGATTATGAATATCTACTCGTTCATCACGGGCTATGAGCCGAACCGCAACGCGTTCCTCTACGCCCTGATGAACCGCATCGGTATGACGATCCTTACGAGCAAGATGTGGAACAGCCCGCTTGCGTGGACGCTGCAAGGCCGTTTGGAGTTCGGTGAGTCCATCGAGGAAATTTTCGTCAACCTCATTAAGGTGCGCAGCTTCGACCCGACCAAGGCACCTGCTCGCGTGTTCGAGCGCAATGTGCCCGATGTGCGCGCCGCGTTCCATGTCATGAACTGGCAGAAGGAATACCCGTTGACCATCACGACCGACCAGCTTCGGCAGGCGTTCCTTTCGTGGCAGGGTATCGTGGATCTCGTGCAGGGCTGCATCCAGTCCATGTATAAGTCCTTGCAGAAGGATATGTACGAGACCACGAAGTACATGATTGCGAAGCTCATTATCTCCGGCCAGATGCCTAACGTGCAGATTCCCGACTTCACCGATCCGGCTAACATGCCCTCGGTGGTCAAGGCGGCTCGCTCGACCGCACTCAACATGACCATCCTCGGCACGCAGTACAACATGGCACATGTGTATAACGCCGTGGACAACGTGAGTGATCTGTACATCATCATGTCGAATGACCTGCTCGCGTCGCAGGATGTCGATGTGCTCGCCGCCGCGTTCAACATGGATCGAACCACGTTCTATGGCCGTGTCATCGGCATTGACTCGTTCTCTGATATGGATTACGACCGACTCGATATGCTCTTCGAGGGTACCGAGGGCTACGCGCACATCTCGGGTACCAACCTTACGAATCTTCAGAAGGTCGGCTTCATCGCCTGCGAAAAGGACTTCTTCCAGATCTGGGAGAATTTCCAAGAGGTGACGGACAACTACAACGGCAGCGGGCTTTACTGGAACTACTTCCTGCATGCGTGGTACACGTTCTCAGTGTCTCCGTTCGCGCAGGGCGTGTTGTTCGATTACGCGGGCGGCGAGATTACGAGTGTTAAGGTCGTTCCTGCTACTGCCAACGTGGCGCAGGGTTCCACGGTCGTGCTCGGTGCTACCGTAGAGGGAACGGGAATCTTCAACAAGGACGTCACGTTCTCCATCTCCGGCCAGACGAAGGAGGGAACGCGCGTTGTGGGCAATCAGCTCACGATTGCAGTTGACGAGCCTGCATCTACGCAGATCACCGTCACGGCAAAGGCAGTTGATGGGACGACTGGTACTGGAACGATCACCGTCGTTGCGCGCTAGGAGGTTCAATCATGCCCGACTCTAAGGTATACCTTGGTCGGGTGCCCTTTGACTCGTCTTATCGGCACACCATCTGGTTCGGCTCTGCAAGCGCGCAGACGAGCGAGATGTTAAGCCACATGAGTACCGCCTTTTCGGATGAAGATTACACGTTCATCCGGGAGGGCGGTATTGTTAGGGTGCCCGTCAACGCAGACAGCCTGAACGGCTATAACTACCTCATGTACAACAATGGTAACAAGTGGTATTACAACTTCATCAGCGCTATTGAGTATCTGAATGAGGGAACCACGGCTATTCATTTCACCCGCGACGTGTTCCAGACATGGATGTTTGACTATGACAAGACGGCTTGCTACGTCGAGCGCGAGCACGTGGCGGATGATACGCGCTATGTACACACCGTTCCTGAGCCAAAATTGCCGCTTGAACAAACGTACAATGGAGTTTCACGCCATATCTATACGCCTGATTATGTTGTGGTTCAGACTACTGAATACCCGCACTATATGACACAAACAATTGAAGCTATTTCATCCGATGCAGTTTCCGGTGGGTTATATCACGGCGTGTATTCGGCCTCAATGTTCCTAATGTTTGATGTACGCCTATCGGTGGGTTGGCAAGCACTACAGCAATTCATGACTTCGATTAACGCAGCGGGTGCAGCAGAAGCAATTACTAACGTTATTGCTGTTTGCGATGATTTCCTAAATGCGGGCGATGTTATTCCGCTTTCATACGAGGGTTCGGGGTGGATACCATCAAATAACAACATGATGCAGACCAATACAACTGCACCTGAACTTACTTATACAGTTAATCAATTGTCTTCGCTCGATGGATACACGCCGAGAAATAATAAGCTGTTTTGTTATCCGTTCACCTATTGTGAAATGGGTGACTATAGCGGCAAAACTGTTGATCTGTTATTCGAGCTTTCAAGTACTGATGACCACCACCTAGAATTTAGGATGCGTGCGCCTATCTCTACGAACATGCAGGGAATTATCCGCATGTGGAATTATAACGGCAGCATCGGTGGCTTGGATGCTAATACGTTCGTTGTCGATCTATCGCAAAAGCTACCATGGACGTATGACACATTTGCGAACTGGGCTGGCCAGAATGTTGTATCCAATGCACTTAACATGCTCGGCTCGGCGTTCTCGTTAGGGCTAACGCTTGCTAACCCTGCTGCGGGTGCATCTGCTGCTGTTACGGCCTTGGGCGCTGGGCAAGCAATAACTGGTGCTGCTTCATCGTTAGGGAATATGGCCACTATGGCGCAGCAACCAAATAAGGCTATGGGAAATGTGAACGGCGACGTGCGCCTTGGCACACAGACATGGGGATGGTACACCCGCATCCGTGTTCCCCGCGCTGAATACGCCCGCATCTGGGATGATTTCTTCGACATGTACGGCTACGAGGTAGACCGAATCAAGGTGCCTGAATTCACCTCGCGCCCTAGCTGGAATTATGTCAAGCTCGCAAATTGCCCATATAACGGTAACGTGAACCCCGATGACATGGCGCAGATTCAGAACATTTATAATGCAGGTGTGACGCTTTGGCATACGTGGGATGTAGGCAACTACTCCCTCTCGAATGGGGTGTGATATGGCACGTAAATACAACGGCATGAATTCACCGCTCGGCATGCCTTACAACCTTGACAGCATGAAGCTGGGCGGGGTCATGCTCACGCAAACCGATTATAAGATGGAAGCTTCGGCGCTACGCTATACAGGCTATATGGCGAATCTCACCCGGCTTATCGATATTGCACTGTCGGTATTCAAGTGGGAGAACCTTCCCGAGGGTATCGACACGCGCTCGGTTGAATGGTTCCTGCTTTGCCGTGGGTGTGCGATCTTCTTCTATGACGCGGACATGGTCGGCAGCGAGGATGCACCCGAAGGGTACGCGATCCTTCCAGCTATCGTGAATGGTGGGTTCGACCTCTATGGCTACCCGAAAGACCGAACGGCCTATTCCATCAATGGATACAACAAGCCACTCACCGATGAGAATAGCGTTCTTATCTACAACAACCAGCTCCGGTTCCCCATGCTTCCCGTTATTTCATGGTTCGCGCAGCGCATCACCGGCTGCGATATGGCTATCGATATGAACGTGGCAAACCAGAAGGTGAGCAAGGTTGGTGTGGTTGATGAGAAGACGAAACTCTCGATCGAGAACGTCTTGCAGCAATACGATGATGGAGTCGGGACGATCCTCACGACGAAGAACTTCAATCCTAATCAGATTACGAACCTCGACCTCTCGGCACCGTTCACGGCGGCAGACGTTATGGCCGTGCGCAACCAGATCTTCAATCAAGCCTTGACCTACGTAGGCGTGGAGAACGTCAACACCGATAAGAAGGAACGCATGGTATCCAACGAGGTGTACGGCGGCATGGGTGCTGTTGAAGCCCAACGCTTTACCCGGCTCGTTCCACGCACCGATGCGGCGAAGAAGATTAATGAGAAGTTCGGGCTTGATATCGACGTTGATTTCCGCTCGGGTGTCTACATCCGTACCGACAAGGAAGGTACCGTGCCTACTGCGGGCATGGACGATGGCGACGGAAATACAACTGTCGATGACATTATGAACCGCATCTATGCAGGACTCAACAGTTAGGAGGTAGCTATGTCATTCATGACCACGAAGCTTCGGTATATCGTGGAGCAGGCGTTGGATAACCAGCTTGCGGCGCATACCGAAGACAATTGGCCGCTTGTGTACAGCACGCTCGGGCTAGACGATTACCCGATCTATTCCGATGGCAAGATTCTCATGAGCGACTGCCCTGAACGCGCACGCCTGAACAACAAGATCATCCGTACCTACTACATGCGTGAGATCGGCCTAGAGACCATCGGACTGTTTCGTTGGTACCTGCGCTCGGCTATGTATAACATCATGCCTTATTACAACCAGCTCTATTACTCGGCTTCGCTCATCACGAACCCATTGCGCGAGTACGAGGAAACCGAGACCGAGAAGATGGAGGAGACGCACACCGAGAATGCCGAGAGCACGCAGACCGATACGACGGATACGACTAACTCCAACACCTCGATCTATAGCGAGACCCCTGAGAATATGATCCCGACGGGTGAGGTGAAGAACCTCAAGTACGCGACCAACGTAACATTTGACGATGGGACGCAGAACATGGACAGCACGAGACGCGGGACGAACGATGTTGACTACGGTGGCAACAGGCTAACCGGGCGCGAGAAGTCGGGGCGCAGAACCTCTGAGATGGATCTCGTGATGAAGTACCGCGACGCGATTATGAACATCGACCGCATGATCGTTGAGGATGATGAAGTGGCCACCTGCTTCATGCTGGTATATGAATAGGAGGTAAGCATGCCTGATCAGGGAAACGCGGGGTCATGGTGGAGGCCGTATGTTGGTAAATATGAGCTTACGTTATCTGATGATGTGAGCATGGACGATACCACGATCATGCTTTCTACTATCCAGGATGTGATATTCACGAGCGACATGGTCGTTGCGAATCAGGGAACGTCTAGTTTGGCCGTACTTCCTTCTGGATGCATCCCAGATCGTGCACTATATATAAGCGTTGTCGCAGAAACGGAAGAAGTTCTATCGACGGTGATTCTTATGATTGATAACACAGGTGCGATAAGCGCACCGCTTGGCGTTCCTGCGAGCACCACGTTGCACCTCTACGGTGTATCATTTAATATCTGTGGTAACTACTATAGAGAGGAGGTGTAACCATGAGCGGAAACATTCTCCCTTGGTGGAGCGATCTTTGGTGCATGAACCAGACCATACCATATTCGTTGGATACACGCTCTTTATCGGCGCTCGAAATACTTAACAAGCTTGTGTTGGCTGTTGACGGTATTATCAATGATGCTAATGTCGGCGTTGACCAGATCAAGCAGATGCAAGAGCAGATTGCAGAGCTTGACGATCTGTTGCATAGAATTGCAGATGGAGAGTATGCAGAACTCTATATTGACCAACTTGCATCGTATATCGACAAAAATCTAATCATGTTCGTTGCTCGACTCGTTAAATATGTCTTTCCAGGTTTCTATTGGGACGGTGACTGTTGGAGGCTCGAATTTGTCATGCCGTCAAATTGGGACTTCCTAAACTTCAAGTTCGTATGGAATCAGGATGATTTTAGTTATCATATCGAGCTCGAATATTAAGGAGCAACAATGCCGAACATTACATCTTTTACCGCATCAACTGACAACGCGACCGTTAGTGGAACGCTGACGGATAAGGAGTTGCAAGTACCGGAAGCAGTGCCATCCGGGCGCACTGCAATCGGTCCTCGCGTCACGTTTAACTTCATAACCGAAGAGTGGAATTCAGCAAACACGTATCAATACTATGATGTCGTGCAGGTAAGTGGAAACTCATATATCGCACGGCAGAATGTGCCCACGGGAATTGAGATTACCAATACTGATTATTGGATTCACTGGGCAGATCCCAATGCACAGTTCCAGGAATTGTATAACATCGTTATGTCGTTTAAGAAAACGATCGATTCGTTCAAATCTGGTTCCACTTACAACGACCTCACTAATAATGGATTCGTCTATAAGGAGCAGTAATGGCGACAACTAATTACAGCATCCCGACAATTGAGCCGACGGCAAAGATCAACATTCCTGCGGATGTAAACGCTGCACTCAACGCAATCGACGGCGAGCTGGCAAAGAAGGCACCGACGAATCACGCATCTGCCGATACCTTGTATGGTGTGGGAAGCGAGGGCAATTACGGCCACCTTAAGGTCACGGATAGCATCACAGCTGCCGGTGCGGCGAGCGGTATCGCGCTTTCTCCAAAGGCAATCTATGACATGGGGATCATCCGAAACGCTGCTGTTGTCGTTGGCGATTCGTACGTGGCTGGGAATGGACCCTGTCCGTTCTTCCTATCCCAGATGCAGGAGGAGTTCAGCGAGTTTAATTTCATCGATTACGGCGATAGCGGCAGTGGGTACCGCCTTGGCGGTGTTGACGGCAAGACGTTCATTCAACAGATTCAAAATGCCGCAAACAGCATTGAATCGGATCATAGCATCGACCCGAATGATGTTGGCTATGTGCTTATCATCGGTGGGCGAAACGATGCGGGCGGAGCGGACAGCACCGGTATTCCAAAGTGGGGCGAGATGTACGCTGCATGCAAGAACGCGTTTACTACCGCTCGAACCGGATTCCCGAATGCGAAGGTGTGCGCGTTCTTGCTCTATGATTGGAAGCTCCCAAATGGCGCTATTATGACGGTGCAAAATGCCATGAAGCAGGCCGGTATGGAAACGGGCTGCTATGTGGCAACCGGAAGTTGGAGCATCGGGACGGGAAAGATGGGGACGCTCTACAAGGGTGGAACCAATATTCACCCGAACGAAACCGGCGCAAAGCTCATGGGTGAATACATCATGAACGCCATCATCACCGATAATTACGACATGATGTGCGGGCAAACGTTTTCGTATTGGTCTGAAGCGTTCGGAAACAACACATATGTATCGCTTGATAGCACCGGTATAAATATCTTTGCCGCAGGAACCAAACCGACGAGCACGAACGTCATCGTCCCGATTGCTGATTGCCCGCCATTCCTTAAATCGGCAAATAACCATGAAGCAAACTGGTTTGCTGACGGATCAACATTCATCGGTGTTGACACACCTTACGGGATTCCGTGCATTAATGCAGCTAATGGAGCATACGCGGGCATTTTACAGCTTAGCCAACTTGGCATAAACACGACTATGGTTCCTAATGGAACTCAAATTGCAGTGTTTGCGAAGATTCCGTATACCTTCAATGATAAGATGAGTGTTGGATAGAAGGAACCATGCTTAACTTCATCGACATATCCGGCTGGCAAAGCGACCTGATTCTCTCCAACCTCGTTGGCCAGATCGATGGAGTGATGATTAAGGGAACCGAGGGCACAGGCTACGTCAACCCGTACTGTGACCCTTGGTTCCAACAGGCGAAGCGCTATGGGTTGAAGCTCGGTGTGTATCATTTCGCGAGCACCGATGACCCTAAAGCCGAAGCCGATTACTTCATCGACAATTGCGGGAACTACTTCAATGGAAACGACGAACATGCGATACCTTGTCTCGATTGGGAGGGTGAGCAGAGCGACGAGTGGGCTAATGAGTTCATCGAGCGATTTCATGAGAGAACGAAGATATGGCCGTGGATTTATTCGTATTATGACAAGTTCCAATGTAACCCGGGCATAAATGAGAACTGCGGCCGATGGGTGGCCATGTGTCCTAACGGAAGCATGACGTTCAAGCAGGCGCAAGACTATGGCGTTCGTGATCTCGTTGCAGGTCTCGACTGCGCATGGCAGTTTACGCATGAGGGCAGGCTTGCTGGATACAGCGGTAACCTCGACCTCAATGTATTCTATGGAGACTCGGAAGCATGGGATAAGTACGCCCTTGGCGAGACGAAGCAGGCACAAGGTGACGTTGAGCAGGAAATGGCGCAGGTTTTGGAAAACGGTACGTACAAAGTGACAATCGAGGTGAAGAAATGACTGAACCATGGTTTGTTATCGTTATGAGCATCATCGAGGAGAGGTATGCATTCTTTATCGGTGCGCTCATCTTCGTGGCCTTTGACACGATCAGTGGTTTGATTAAGGCTTTCGCGACGAACACGTTTAGTTCCACGAAGGTAAAGACAGGGATTTTTCACAAGGCGGCGCTCATTCTCATTATGGTTATGAGCGTTGTTATTGACATTCTAAGCGGCTTCATTCCCTCGATGCCGTTTACCGTGCCGCTTACCCAGGGTTGCTGTTTGCTCATTATCGGCATGGAATGCATGAGCGTGCTTGAAAACGTGTGTGCTATCAACCCAGCACTTAAAGATAGTGCGCTTATTAAGCGTCTGTTGCCGACGAATGAGGAAGAATAGTATAATAAGGCCAGCGCCAACGTGAGCCTTAAACGCCATGTAAACCGGGCTATCGGGTTGGAACAGACCACCGGGCATGGGGGAGCGTGATAGACTCTGTGTTTTACCACGTTGGAAAGCGGTACGCTCCCCTTGCCTTATGGTGAGGGGAGTTTTATTTTGAAGGATTTCGACAAGCTGTTCAGAAACGAGGACATGTATTGGAACCCTCGACGCACGAGGAGCTATAACAGCTTGTATAACTTCATCATCGGCATGCGCGGTAGCGGTAAAACGTTCGGCGGGTTGGCAGATTGCTGTGATCGGTTTCTAGATAAAAAGGGGAAGTTTATCTACCTTCGGCGGTATAGCACGGAGCTTGACGAGCTGACACATGGCGTTAGGCCGTCTCTGTTCCAGAAGCTTTCGATGCTCATACCGCAGCACAAGTTCGAGTGCAAGAACGACCTCATGTACATCGATGATATGCATATGGGGTGGGCAGTGCCGCTATCGACCTCAAACATCAAGAAGTCATTTGACTTCGAGAACGTGTCGACGATCCTATTCGACGAGTTCATCATCGATAATAAGGGTGTATATCATTACTTAAAGAATGAAGTGAACTTGTTCAACACGTTCTATCAAACAGTTGTTCGTGATTTGTCTAGATTTGTCCCGGTGTTCTTCCTCTCGAATGCTGTTTCAATCTCGAACCCCTACTTTGATTTCTACCATCTTGATAAACCGATTAACGGAAGCAAGACCAGGCGTTTTGGAAAGAAAAAACTGTTGCTCGTTGAGAATGTGGTGCCACCAGCAAATGTGGAACGAGTTAAGCATAGCGCATGGTATGACATCAACGAGGGTACGGAATATGCAGACTATGCTGTTGATAACTCGTGGCTTCTTGACAACCAGGACTTTATCGCGAAGAAAACGAGCAAGTGCGTATATGACATGACGTTGCGTTACAAGGGTAGGGCTATGGGCATCTGGCAAGACCCCGACGATTGGATCTATTACGTTAGCAACGACGTAGACATGCAGTACCCGCGCATCTACTCAGTTACGACGGATGATCATAAGCCAAATATCCTTATGTTTAAGGCTGCTCGAAAGTTGCCGTTTATGCTGGAGTTGGAAGACGCGTATAATTATGGTGCGATGCGTTACGAAACAATGCAGTTAAAAAACGACTTTCGCGAGATTATGCGCTTAGGGAGGATGTATAGATAATGCCGGGTGTTGCGTATGTTACTGGGCAGATGTGGACGGCTGGAAGCGTGCGAGAACTGTTTGCGCTAGGGTCGATTGTTTCGGATAATCTTTGCTACTTCAATGACGTGAAGCAGTACCGATGCGATGTTAACGGCGAAAACTTACAGGTGCTAAATAAGAAGAACCTGTGGGTGAAAAGCTCGAACATACAGAACATCGCAATCAAGGAGTTCAACGTACTCGGGTCTATCGGTGGCAACGGATCGGTAGCGCCATGGGCGAACATCGAAACGGCGGTACAATGGTGCATTGATATTGCAAACGACAACACGCACGGGTATGACCAGCAGTACCGCGAAGGCCCTAATTATGACTGCAGTTCGCTGGTATGCTCAGGGCTGAACCATGCTGGGTTTGATGTTGGATTGCCGGGTACATCGGAGATGGTAGGCGTACTTACGGGTGTTGGGTTTAGCTACCATGCTGGATGGGGTAACACGGCGGATAACCTGATACGTGGGGATATTCTAATCACGCCGGGGCAGCACACGGAATTTTATATCGGTGGAGGGCAAAACGTGGGTGCCCATTCAAATGAGTTTGGTGGTATTGTTGGTGGTCGGTCGGGTGACCAAACGGGCAATGAGATTTCGGTTACTGCGTACTATAGCTTGCCGTGGGCAGGTGTATTAAGATATGAGGGATAACAATGTGGGTGATTCTAAGTATTGCTATTTCATTGATAGCATTTATAGGTGGGTTGTTCGCGATCCTTGTATTGTTGTGGAGGTAGGAATGATACTGGCGGGGTTTGCGATTTTGGGCATGTTCGGTGTCGGGGTGCTCATGGTTGGTGTGGCAATGATTGCAGAAGCGTGGTTGCACAAAAAAGAGCTTGACATGCTGGGAGAAAGGGAGGATAATAATAGTGAGGTGTAGTGAGTGCGAACACCTCTCTCATTCCTCCGCCGCGTGTGATTTTCTGCCGTCACACGCGGTTTTTTT